CAAAGCAGTAGGACAAAGATTTCAAGTTGATGATCGTGTTGTAAGAAACCATACGATTGGATACACAGGAGGTAAATATAAACGATATGAAGGAACAGTCTTAGAAGCTTTTGCAAAGACAAATAAGGTTGGTGCTAATCAATATTATTACAAAGTAAAATGGGATGATAGAAGGTCATCTGAACACGCTCAACATAGTCTTAAATCTGTCGAGTAAAGTTTTTTTTGTCTTAAACTTTTTCTTCTTAGTCTGTTTAAGGTTTTTTGTTCTGTGATGTTCTGATATTTCATAACGTATAAGTTTTTCATTTATATCTGAGATGCGTTCAATAGAAGCCATTATAAGAAAATCCTGTAGTCTATTTTCTTTTATCAGTTCAAGACAAATTTCTTTTACAACAGCACTGGGCATGTCTCTGATTTCTCTTTTTCTGATTTCAATTTCAAGTTCTACTTCGGCTGGTGGTTTACCAATAAGAACATCAAAAAATTCTTGATGGTTCATTTACCTGGAAATAGTGCCTGCTCCAACATATCGCATAATCTGTCATCGACATCATTATCAGTTTTTTTAACACAGGCACGAACAAGATCTAAGGCAAGTTGACGAACTGCTTTAGATCTAAGAAAGGTAAAAATGATTGGTCTTAGTAAAGTAAGCATGGAGTTTTGTTATATACTTTCCAATTATGTATATATTTGCTAATTTTGGCTTGACTCCTCACACAAGTCAATAAGCCCTATTCCCCATTACAGGGCTTTTCTTTATCAGTCAACATGGAAGAACAGGAAGAAAAACAAGGACTGGGAATCATTGGAAATGCAGTGCAGTTAGTGATTCTTGGTTGGTCACTTGGAGTTATTTCCTGGTCATATTTTAATCCTAATCCTGTTAGACAGATTGATACCACCTTTGCTGCTGGATTGCTTTCTGCTGTTATGAGTAACTATGGGCTAAATGTTAAAAAGACTACTGAGAATAAAAAGATGAAAGGTAACATTAATATAGTAGATAACAAAGATTCAAAAGCGGGAATTTCCAACACATGATTAAAAAATTACTACCATTTCTTTTCTTTTTTACACCCACTGCAGGTTATGCAGATGTTACTTCAACAATAACATCTTCAGTAAAATTAGAGGTGTCAGCAGCAGCTACAGCAGCAGATCGTATTGGTAACTCATATAGTGTTTCCGGTACAGGTGTAAACACTACAGATGGTACAACTGCTGGTAGTGTTGGTGGATTAGGTGCAGCAACTAATGGTGTAAATGCTTATACACCAATTACAGCAAGTCAGCTAACAGATGGAGAGAGTTTCAGTTATACAGTCTCACATACTACAGGCGATACTATAGGAACTTCTTTAACTACAGGTGAGGTAAGTGCATTTGGTGATATAACAAGTACTTCTGGAGGTACTGCAACGAATTTAGCTGGTACTGTTGATAATCATGTTATTACTATTACCGCAGGGAGTGCTGGTACTACAGCTACAGGGCAATATGTAACTTCTGTAACGGTAGACTAATGAGTTATGAAAAAGGTTTTATTACTGTTTTGTTTATATGTTTTACCAGCTAATGCAAACATTGTTCCTTCATTTACAACAGGTACGATGTCATCTACAACAAACACTACAACTACCATGTCAGAAACAATTACAAGCAAAGATTATAAGACAGGTTATGAATATACTGTTACTGGAACAGGTATTAAAC